GAGTGGTTTAAGGATTACCTAATCTTAGGAGATGATGTCGACATTGCCACTTCATGCGCCGTAGCTACGGCGTATAAAGAGGTGTGTGCCGATTTCTCTATTACCATCGGTTTAGCGAAGTCATTACAGTCCGATAAGAACTGTTTTGAATTTGCGAACCGACGGTACATCCCAGAGGGGGATATCTCACCGTTGTCGTTTCGTGAAGAGCTAGCATGCTCAACATGGACGCAGCGACTAGAATTCTCCAAAAGGATACTCCGACGGATTGGGAAACCATTGACAGAGGTCTCTGCCTTACTTCGTAGGGCAGTCACTTCAGCACAGTGGACAGTCCTCACTCCGGAGATGTCTGGGCGCCGACCTTCGTCGATTCTCAGACTAGTCCATTATTGTCTACTTAATCCTCTTCAGTCAAAGACTGATAGGGAGGATTTAAGTATATCTTCCGTTCTCGACTGGTTGACAAATGTCTTACCAGAAGAGGATATTGCGATAATACGCAAAATCAAGGTTGATAATGTGCTAGCCCGGAATCTGAGCCGACGCTTGGTAGAACATCTTCGCGAGAAGATTTTCGAAGAGTTCCAGCGTAGGCTGGGAGGGGAAGCTCTGTTCCATTGGTGTCATATAGAGGAGCCAACTGATACTAGCGTCGCTGGTAAGTTGGAATTCTCTAGAGAGGGACCTTTGGGACAGAACGCCTCTTTAGCAAACTTGGTTTCCGGCCGGATCGGCCAGTTACCAAGAGTGCCCGCCTGCGCCGATTCAACCATACAAAAGGGCTTGGCCATTATCGACGAGCAGATCCTGCTCCACCGAGATCATGACCTTGTCCTATCGTACTGTCCTCCCCTAAGTCCTGTGTTCTGGCAATATTTCAGATTGTGTGTCTTCGACACCAATGCTGGGATTCTTGCTAGGACATTCCGACTTTGGGATAGGGCAGACGATATGGTTAAACGCCTCCCGCCATTGTCCTCACGGATGTACGAGAGAGATTTCGTCGCAGGGCC